CCATTGGCAGAGTTCTCAGAAAAGGTAAAGATAAAGTAAAAGCAACTCTATATGATATAGGGGATGACTGCACATACAATTCAAGAAAAAACTACACACTCAATCATTTGATTGAAAGAATTAAAATTTATAATGAAGAAAATTTTAATTATGAAATAATCACTATTCAAATAAAATAATGGAAGAAGACTTTTATGCCACTATTAAACTCAAATCTGGTGAAGAAATATTTGCCAAGATAAACTATGATGAGGATCATGATAGATGTTTTTTAATTCTAGATAATCCTATCACTATTGAAAGAATCAAAACTAGAAGTGCTTCAGGGTATAAAGTGGAACCTTGGATAAAAACTAGTAAAGAAGAACTCTTTGTAATCAACCTTGATGATGTTATGACTCTAAGTGAATCAACAGATTTAGAAACTATTGCTATGCATCAAACATTTTCTATACAACAACATAGTTACTATGAAAAGAAAACTAAGTTGGATAGAAAAATGGGATATATATCTACTATTAGTGAAGCAAAGAAATCACTAGAGAAACTGTTTAAAGATAACTAGATATACCCTAACCTTGAAACCCCACAGAGTTATTCTACTGTTATTTTGATACCTTGTCAACTATTGTGTTGGATGCTATAATTAATACATAATAGAGAGTGTAGATATGAGTCCTGCAAGAATTATGGCTAAAAGAAAAAGATCTGAACACTATGTTAATAATAAAGAGTTTCTTGCAGCTTTAATTAAACTCAGAGAAGACAGGGAGATAGCAGAAATTCAAGGTAAAGAGAAACCTAGAATACCCAGATACATTGGAGAATGTTTCTTGAAGATTGCTACTCATCTATCTTTCAAACCAAACTTTGTTAACTATATGTTTAAGGAGGATATGATATCAGATGGCATTGAAAACTGCGTACAATACATACACAACTTCAACCCTGAAAAGTC